GTAAAAATTCATTGTTCAGTATTGGCAGAAGATGCTATCAAAGCTGCACTTGCAGATTATAAAGGTAAACAAGAATCAATGGGTAAATGGCAACCTAACTCAGAGTAAATATATAATGGATGACTTTAAAAAATTCTTGTCTGAGCAATCAGATGAAAAACCTTACAAACTTGTTATCTTATCACATGATGACCCACTAGACCCAAATGAAACTTCGCCAATGATTAAGAAGAAGGCAGATGCACTTGGAATTAAAGTTTTTGTTGCTGAAATTATGGGTTGTTATATGGAAGATGATGGTAAAGATAAAATGTTATATTCTTATCCTGTAGATGAAAAAGGTAAATCAGAATTACCAGATATGAAAAAAGATGTTGAATATGCCAAACCATTTAGAATGAATCCAAAAGATACATTAATAATGATGAGAGGATTAAATGCAAGAGATGGTTGTGCCTCTTGGTTTACTATGGCAAGAACACTTGAAACAGATGGTTATACAGTTATTAATTCTGTTTTATGTAATGAAATATGTAATGATAAATGGTATAATCAAATGATTTTTCAACAACACAATATTAATACACCAAAGACAAGTTTAATAAGACATAAAGAGGGAGCTATCTTTACTGCTGATAAAATGGGTGGTAAGTATCCAATGATATTAAAAACATCTTTGGGCTCAAGGGGTGTTGGTGTCATGTTTATTGAAAGTGCAAAAGCACTTCATGGTGTTGTTCAATTACTATATCGTGAAGATGAATATACTGATATTCTATTACAAGAACAAATCAAAACAGATTATGATGTTCGTGTAATTGTTGTTGCTGGACAAGTCATGGGTGCAATAAAAAGACCAATAATCAAGGGTGATTTTAGAAGTAATGTTTCACAAGGTTCTGAACCAGAGATTCATGAACTCACAGAGTTAGAAGCTAAAGAATCACTAAGAGCTGCCAAAGCAGTTGATGGTGATGTTGTTGGTGTTGATTTTATTCCAGCAAAAAATAGAGATAAAGATAAACCTTTTTTTATTGAAGTTAACTCAACGCCAGGACTAGTTGGAATTGAGGCAACTTTATCAAAGGCAGCAAGTAAACCTTTGGTAAAAGATAAAAAAATTAGTATAACAAATGAAATACTTAAAACATACATGGATAGAAACAATTGGAGAATAGATAATGATTAATGCACTAAGAAAAAAATATGAAGCTGAAGTCGCAGCTGCAAAAGCGAATATTGATGTTTACATAAACAATCCAGTAGGTATTGGAGAACATCCAGACCTAGTTGGAGCAATGGATTTAGAAATGACAAAGTTGGCAGATGCATCTGATAAACTTGCAACATTAAATTCATATTATCCAGAAACGGCAGAAGAATTTTTATCAGAAGAAAACAAATAATACATTGACAAAACTTGTTGAACCAGTTATACTGGACTCTAAATTATGAACTTTTATACAAATGTAACGCCTTGGGGCAACAATCTGCTTGTCAGAGAATATGTGAATGGTGAAAGAGTTAATCGAAAGGTTAAATATTCCCCTACTTTATTTTGTAAAGTAATCAAAGAAACAAAACATAAAACTCTAGATGGCCAGTATGTGACACCAGTCAAACATGACACAATCAAAGAAGCAAAAGAATGGTTAAAGTCTTATGAAGACCAACCACATCTTATTTTTGGTAATACTACATTTCAATATAACTATATTGCTGATGAATATCCTAATCATGTAAAGTGGGATGTTGATAAAATTCTTATTGTAACGATTGATATAGAAGTTGCATGTGAAAATGGTTTTCCAAACCCAGAAGATGCAATTGAACCTTTACTATCAATCACAATTAAGAATCATCAAAACAAACAAATTGTTGTATGGGGTATAGGTGAATATAAAAATGACAGAGAAGATGTAACTTACATTAAGTGTAAAACAGAAAAAGAATTAATACAAGAGTTTTTAACATTCTGGCAAAAGAATCAACCAGATATTATTACAGGGTGGAACACAGAATTTTTTGATATACCATACATCTGTAATCGTATTAAAAATTTATATGATGAAAAAGAAATAAATAAACTTTCGCCTTGGGGTAATGTATCAAGTAGAGAAGTTTATCAAATGGGTAGAAAACATCAAGTCTATGATATACAAGGTGTATCTGCTCTAGATTACTTGGACTTATATCACAAGTACTCATATACTAGTCGTGCAAGTTATAGACTAGACTATATTGCTCACTTAGAGTTAGGTGAAAGTAAAGATGATAATCCATATGAAACATTTAGAGAATGGTATCTGAAAGACTTCCAATCGTTTATTGACTACAATATACAAGATGTAGAAATCGTTGATAGACTAGAAGATAAACTGGGTCTTATTGAATTGTGTTTGACTATGGCATATGATGCTAAAGTAAATTATATGGATGTATTAGGCTCAGTAAAATATTGGGATATATTAATTTATAATGAACTAAGAAAAAAGAATATAGTTATACCACAAAAAATTAAAAGAGAAAAAAATGAAAAGTTTGAAGGTGCATATGTAAAGAATCCAATAGTAGGTTTACACAAGTGGGTAATGTCTTTTGATTTAAATTCATTGTATCCTCATTTAATGATGCAATATAATATCTCACCAGAAACATTAGTTTCAGATGAAAAAGTAAAAAACATGTCTGTAGAAAAACTGCTAAACAAAAAAGTAGATACATCTGTATTGAAAGATGTAACTCTAACACCAAATGGTGCTTTGTTTAAAACAACTCAAAAAGGATTTCTACCTGAACTCATGCAAAAGATGTATGATGACAGAGTAAAATTCAAACAGTTAATGTTGGAGGCAAAAAAAGATTATGAAAGAACTAAAGACCCAAAACTTAAAAAAACAATTTCAAAATTCCATAACATCCAAATGGCCAAAAAGATTTCTCTTAATAGTGCATATGGCGCTATTGGTAATGTCTGGTTTAGGTATTATAATCTTTTGGTCGCTGAAGCAATTACTACCAGTGGTCAATTTGCTATTCGTTATATTGAACGCTCTCTTAATGGGTATCTTAATAAAATACTTGAAACCAATGGAGAAGATTATATTATTGCATCAGATACGGACTCGGTGTATATTTGCTTTGACAAACTCGTTGGCAAAGTATTCAAAGATGAAACCGACAAATCCAAAATCGTTGACTTCTTGGACAAAGTGGCTACAGATAAAATCGAACCTTTTATTGATAAAAGTTATCAAGAACTCGCTGACTATGTAAATGCATATGAACAAAAGATGCAGATGAAAAGAGAGGTGATTGCTGATAAAGCAATTTGGGTTGCAAAGAAAAGATATATTTTAAATGCACATGATGTTGAGGGTGTTCGTTATAAAGAACCTAAATTAAAAATTATGGGTATTGAATGTGTTAAGTCATCTACACCAGCACCATGTCGCACAAAGATTGAAGAGGCATTAGTGATTATAATGAATGAAGATTCAAAAGTATTAAATGAATTTATACAAGATTTTAGAAAAGAGTTTATGCAACTACAACCAGATGTAGTAGCGTACCCACGCTCAGTAAATGGATTATTGAAATGGACTGAATCACATAATCTATTTAAGAAAGGAGCACCAATACATTGTAAAGGTGCAATATTATACAATCATCTTTTAAAGGAGAAAAAATTACAAGGTAAATATCCTTATATACAAGAGGGTGATAAGATTAAGTTTTTACATATGAAAGTACCAAACACATATCAATCAACATCTATATCATTTATGACTAAGTTACCAGAGGAATTAAATTTACATAGTATAGTAGATTATGATATGCAATTTGAGAAATCATTTATGGAGCCACTAAAATTTATTACTGGTATTATAAAGTGGCAGATAGATGGTAGTTATGGAACACAAGGAACACTAGAGGACTTTTTCTAATGGGTATTGGTAGTATGATTGTTGCCGTTATAGTTGTTGGCGTTCTGTGTGCTGTATTAATGGTGATAATGGATGAGTAAAGGAAGCAAAAGAAGACCATCACAGATTACACCAGAAACATATTCTGATAATTGGGATGCAATATTTAAAAAGAAAAAAAAGAAAAAAGAAATAGGTGGGAGAAAAGATGGTTTAGAACCTACTCGTTATAATGATTGGGAACAGAAAGGTAGATGTATAGATTTTTAAAAATAAATAGGAGAACATGTTATGAATGACTTTTTAAAAGATGTTATTAAAGAAACAGGAAATGAATATGCTGGAATAGTTTCAGATGGTGTAGAAGCAGGAGATGTAGAGAACTTTATAGATACAGGTTCTCATATTTTTAATGCTCTTATCTCTGGTTCAATTCATGGTGGACTTCCACAAAATAAAATTACTGCTCTGGCAGGAGAAAGTGCAA